CCCCCGACTCGAACAGAGCTGCCACTAACTTAGCCTCGGCCTCTGTCTTGTACCAATGACGATCCAAGGCGGGAAAGTATGGGGTTTCATAAAACGCCACTTCCCAAGACCAATCTTCTACCTTACCTCGACCAGCACGGCGAACCTCGCCCCACTCTTTTCTAAGGATAGCTTTAAACATTTTACACCTCAGTAGTTGAAGATCATTTTGCGAGCAACAAGATCGTACTCTACGTGACCGTCTTTCATCAGAATGCCAAACGGGGCTTCATTTTCTAGACGAGCAAAGTAAGTCTCAGGAGTGTAGAACAGAGCAAGTGCTTTCAGCAGTTTTGCTTTGGTCAACGGACCTTTGTGTTTAAAACGGGCAACGAACTTGCCTTCGTAGTGAACATATTCGCCTGAAGTGGCGAACTTTTTGATATCGAACTTGGTCATCTTGTGTCTCCTTGACTACATACTCAATATAGTACTTCCGATAGGGAATGTCAAGCCCCTTTATGATAAACTTGTTCGACAAAAGAGTAAGGCGCACCCGACAAACGCATAGCAGTCAGAAGCATACTGTCTTCGTCTTGGTCTTCGACGCCCATCTGAAGCATCTTTGCTTCCTGCAACGCTTCAACAATCAGCTCGTATAGGGTCTTCTCAATCATGTCCATCTCCTAGGTTCATCATAAATATTTATCACAAAACCCGCACTTTGTCAAGCCCCAAAGAAAAAATCATATAAATAATCGTGTGGGTGCGTGAAAAAGTACGTGAAACAACGTAAGAGGCAAGTGTGCAGTATATCACAACAGGAAAAGCAGGGGTCGCATCAAGTATGCCATTGGGGTTATGCTCTGCCACGTATCAGACTTAGAAAGGTCGTCAGCAATGGCGGCCTTTTTTAGTTTGATAGAGTCTCTTTGATTTCAGGATACTTGGCGCAGAAGAACTCTGGCGTAAACCCATTGAATCCACCCCCTAGGTTTAAGTGCCGTTGCCGAGCACGAGCCTTGGCGTTATCCGCAAACTCTTGTACCACCAATTCAGTTCCTTTCTCGACGATCTGATACTTAGTGTCTTGACGTTTGACGTAGTATGACATTACTTGAATCCTTTAAAACTTGGTTTCTTTTTGTTTATGGTGAATATCTCACCCGTCTCTTGATCTATGCGTTCGACATCGTCAAAGCTTTGAGTATCCATGATGGGTTTGTCAGCAGGCTTACTATCATTCATCAGTTCCTTCTGTGCAGACTCTTCGACGTTATACAGACGCATCTTTGATCTATCAACCCCAACAACGAATCGCTTATACATATTCAGATCACCCCAACGATTCTTGAGCTGTTTGATCATGATCTGGCCTAGTTGTTCCATTTCCTCAGTTGAGATAAGACCAAACATGAAGTCAGCGGTTGCTGGTAGACCAAACGATTCGGATGTGTCTGTCAGATCCATGTCGGAATTACCGTAACCTGAACGAGTGGTTTGAGTGGCGGATACGACAGGCACATTAAACTCTACAGCCAAACCCCGTAGTTCTTCAGCTATAGACTTGATCATGGTATAGGAGTTGACGTTAGCACCATGACGTAGTCGTGAACTAGTGCAGATGTTTAGGTAGTCGATATAGATGATATCAGGCTTGAAGTTCTTTTTCAAACGAAGTTCATTCAGTAGATGACGGAAGTGGTTGGCTCCCGCAGATGCAGTGGGGTATTCTTTGATGATCAACTTACCATTAGTCTTGCCCCTAACACGGTCAATCTTCTTTATGTAAACATCTTTTGGGATGTCACGAAGGTCGTCTAGTGTGATGTCAAGCAGATTGGCATCAATACGTTCTGCAATCTTCTCTTCAGCCATCTCCAACGTGATGTATAGGACATTCAACCCAGCCATCAGGTTGGCAGAAGCGCAGTGACACATGAACAACGATTTACCGACACCAGTGCCAGCCAGTGCAATGATAAGCGCCTTCCTCGACACGCCACCTTTGGTGATCTTATTCAACAGGTCAATGTCGAATGCAATCTTATCTTCCTTGGCGTGATAGAAGTCAAAACGAGTGTCGGAGTTTTCAATGAAGTCGTGGCCGATGTTACTGTCAAACGACACGCCTAGAGCGGTTGATAACAGTTCAGGAATAGATCCCTTCTCAGCAGACTTATGGTGGCCATCAAGAATAAGGATAGACTCTCGTACCGCATTGTAGATGGCTTTGTCTTGACAGAACTTCTCAGTCTTATCGACCAACCACTGAGTGTCAGTTTTCTCATCATAGTATAGGGAGTTGACAAGTTTACTAACGTCACTGAATTGTTGTTGGTTAAGGTCATCTCTCTCACTGATAGAGATGTTAAGGGCCTCCTTGGTAGGAAGCCCATTGTACAAGTTCACATAGTCCACGACCGACTTGTACACTACTTGTTCACTCTTGTCCTGAAAGTATTCAGGCTTTAGAAACGGTAGTGTCTTTCTAGTATAATCTTCGTTAGTGATAAGACCCGCTAGAATTGTTTGCTCAATCATCCAGTTCAATTTCCTCATCAATGATTACGTGTTCTGACTCAGCAAAGTGCGTCTTGGTCGCCACGGTGTAACGATCCTTGATGTGGTTTGCAAAATCAGTCTTAGTAAACATCATAGTCCAAAAATCCTTGTTGTCAACAATTTCTTTTGCTCGTAGGAGTTTCTCCGACAAGACTTCACCTGTCTTGGGATCGACGGCTTCATACCAACCAACCTTGGGTTTACGTAGGTATCCACCCTCTTCAGCCACATCCATAAGACCTGACCACTTGGAGATACCGCCTTCGAAGGTAACAGTAATCGGAATTTTAGATTTCTCACGAACATAACGTGACTTCTCAATATTGATCACGAAATGGTATCCCGAAACCTCTGTACCATCCTTCTCTTGTTGGCGGCCAATGATCCAAATGTCAGACGCAGAGTAGTAAGCACCAGTGCCACCCGAAACAATGTCCTTGGGGTATAGAGCGATTTCCTTGTAGGTATGGTTGATAGCGATCAGAGGAATATCTTTTAAATTCAAATGAGGCGTGATCATACGAAACAGAGACTTCATCTGCTTGGCACGTGACATGTCGGCCACCGACTTCTCATTCATCGCATCGTCAACTTCTTTCTTCGAAGCCAAGTTACCGATAGAGTCAATGACGACGACAACCTTGTCCTTCTTTTCGATACTATCTAGTTGCTTCATGATGTCGAACTTAAGTTCTTCAACGTCAGTAATAGGCGTGTGAATGACACGGGACATGTCGATACCAAACGAATCGAAGTAGGCTTGGGGTGTGCCAAACTCTGAGTCGTAAAACAAGATGACGGCATCATCATACTTCTTTAGGTATGCTGCAGCTAAGAGTAGAGCAAACGCAGATTTGAAGTGTTTAGATGGACCCGCCAACATCAACAGTCCGGGAACAAGTCCACCATCAACACGACCCGACAAGGCCACGTTGATCATTGGAACTTGAGTCGGGACCATTTCCTTCTTACCATACACCTTGGACTCAGTAATCACAGCAGTTTGTTTGACGGTGCTATTCTTAAGTAACTTGTCAATCAATGACATATCATATTCCTTTATACAAAAAAGTCTTCTAGGGTTGAGATGTATTCGACTTTCCACTTGATGGCATCGGACACGATCTTTAGGGGATCTTTGAACGTTTTGCTGAATTGCATATCATAGTCGATATACTCATGCAGACCCAATTCCTTTGGTAGGAAGTTAGGGAACGAGATAACATTCTCAGAGATGGGATTGGGCATCTTGAGGTAACAGAACTTAACCTTGTTACCATCTTGTATCAATTCGTACTGTTTGTCAAGTCCATTCTTCTTTATGAAGTGATTAAAGAGGATGGCGCCACGAACGTGGATTGGTGTGCCTTTAAGGTAAGTACCACTCGCACCCGTCCATTTCTTGATGTCACTCACACCACGGGGAAACGAGGCATCCTCAGGCTTAAGATTGACGAAGTCGGTGTAGAAGTCTTCGACGAACTTGATAAGATCCGTCTCAGTACCACTCAGCATGATCTTGTAAGCCTGTTTGAACTTGTCACGCACGACTTGAGGTGTTGATGACTTGACTGCTTCAATGCCCATGATCTTGATCTTGGGTTCAGCGTATTGGACACCTTCGTTGTTATGGACGTTTAGGATGTAACGCTTCTTCGCAGTCCAAATCGCCTTGTCAGCGATGGCTTCCCGCTTCATAACCATACGGTTTTCAAACGCATTCATCATGGTGAACAGTTTGGCGTATGCAGCGTCAATGATAGGTTCAATCTTGGTGGCACATGCCTTGTCAAGGAAGGCGACAGGATCTTTGGGATTGACCTCTTTGACCAAAGGCCCCATGTTAACATAGACAGAGTCAGTGTCCATGGCGATCACGTAGTCTTCGTCAGTCTTGAGTATCTTATTTATGCTGTCGTTTACGGCCTTCTCTGCCCAACGAATGGCCAACTGACCCGACAACGTAACACCCTCTGAGATACGTAGATCATAGTAACGGAAGTGTTCGTTACCCAACGCACCATACAAGGAGTTCAGAAGGATCTTGACCGCCTGTTGGGAGTTGTCGAGCTGGTTCATCTGACGTTTGAGTTCAGGCGACTTGTTCAGTTCATACTCTTTCTTGAGTTTGAGTGCCTCACCCTTGATCTTCTTACGGTCGTTGTAGTACATCACAATGATTTCGGGGATCATCCCCTGTTTGTCCTTGCGATACATTGACCCATTGGCCGCCACCGCTACATCACGGTCACGAGCGCTTTGGGGAATAGGGTCGTGTTTTGCCTCAAGGTAGTAGTCAACACCATGCGGGCCGAAGTCTCCTGAACCAGTTAGAAGAGTTTCGGGGCTCATGTTGTACTGAACGATTAGATTTGGATACAGAGAGTTCAAGTCAAAACTCACCACCCAATCGTGCATTCCCGTGATAGGATCCTTCACGTAACCACCTGGATAGTCACCACGTTCCTTGTGAACCGACTGAGGAATGATGATGTTCTTCTTGTTCAGATGACGATAGATGATGCTATCCCAAATCGCAGTCGTGCCAAGAGTGTCACCGTAGTTCACACCACCCCTATAGGCCATGATGATAGCGAGTTCGATCAACCGCATCTCTTGATCAATACGGTCAACTAGGTCAACGTCTCGAATGTTATAGTCAATGAACTTCTGATAGTCTTCCTTGTAGAGTCCATTCAGCGTGCCGTGTTCTGCATAGGATAACTTGCGTTCACCCAAGACGGTGAAGGCAATATGGTTTAGAGCATAGGACTCTTGTGTGCCATAGGTGTACCCAAACTTTTGGAATAGATCGTAGTAGTCCAACTGTGAAACCCCATAGATTTCATAGGCATCAAGCGACTTACCCTTGACACCAACCTGACGGTATTGCACCACACGCCAAGGCGACAGGCGCTTCATGTTATCTTCACCCATGACCTTCTTGATACGGTTGGCCATGTAGGGAATGTCGAACAGTCTCAGGTTCCAACCCGTGATGATGTCGGGATAGTGATTCTCCCAATAGGTTAGGAAGGCCTGCAACAGCTCAATCTCATCCGCACATTTGCGGTATTGGATCAGAGTGTCCTTGGGCAATACTTCGCATTTCTTGTAGTCGTAGTCATTCAAACCCCAAACGTGATACACGCCACTCTTAGATGACTTGTAGGCGATGGAGATGACGGGGTGGTTGGCCTGATCAGGATGGGGGAAACCATCGTCAGATGCAACTTCAATGTCGATATTGCCGACAGCGATATGATTCATGTCGAACTTCACATCGTCGGGAAAACGTTTTGCAATGAACTGTGCAACGTAGTTGGTGTTACCATACACCTTAAAGTTCTGCACATTGTCGTACATCTTGATGAAGTCAGCCGCTTCGCTCATACTATCAAACTTCATGGGTTCGACAGGTGTGCCATCCAAGGCATATGTTGAAGTTTTGTTTGAACTACGGACATGGAGTGTGGGTTCAAACTTGACCCGCTCGTGAACGTGTGTGCCGTTGTCAGTGTATCCACGATATAGGATTTGATTACCGTAACGGTGAACGGAAGTGTAAAAGCTCATAAAGTATCCTTGTGCATTAGACTTGTTTAAATGTAACACAAATGGTGATCAATGTCAATACAAAAGGGGGCCGAAGCCCCCAATCTATTTTACTTACCGCTTTTTTTCTTATCGTAGGGGGTTCGAAATACTGTGTGATCTGGATCTATCATAGTTAGTCCTTTTTGGAAACAAAACTATACATTTCTTGAGCTTTGGCCATCAAGTCTTTGACATCATATGGAGTTAAAGCGGCTTGCATTTCTTCTGCAGTCTTTTTGCCTTGATCAAACAAGG